GCCTACACATACGAGCAACAGTTATCTCACCTTTCATTTCCATAGAAGCAATCAATACTGAGGTTGTCTTGGTAAGCCACATAGCCACTTGACCCATGACTTGAGATTTACCATTGCCATTGATACCTGACCATATAGTTACTTCACCCTCTCTAAATCTAAACTTATCATGTGTTCGTTCCCAAGGCATCTTATCACCCGTATGGCTAATACCTTGCTCAAGTAATATCTTTGCTTGTTCAATAAACGCACTAGCAGGTTTAATCAGTTGTCTTTGCTTTTGTGCTTTGTAATTCTTAAAATCTCCAGTTATTACTTTATTCATAATTTTCCCCTAAGTAGTAAAGTGTATTTTTTGTGGTTGTTGTGATTCTTTTTCTTTATCTCTCCTTTCCCAAGTTCTGATACAGGCTTTCCAATCTTTAATCTTATTATTATTACGCATCCACCCATTAGTTTCATAGTGGTCAACAAATGTTTCAGCATCAATATTGTTTTTTCTATCTTTACAATAATTATTAACTTCTATAACTGTTGGTTTTATAAACTTTCGTACGCTATTAGTAGAAGTAGTAGTATTTAAAGTAGTAGTAGTAAGTATAGTAGGGTCGTTAAGAGTTCGTAACGAAGTTCGTACGAAGTCGTCAGCACCATACAGTTCCTCATCTGTCAAAATTGCATTAGAGTTTGCTAATATTTGCTTGTTATTCTTGTTGATTTCTTTGATTAAAGATAGGTATTGTTTCTCAGTTATATCTAGTGAATGACTGATAGAATTTCTGCTTGAACTATAACCAAAAAAGATAGTTAGTTTGTAAGTTAGTTTAGTGTTGTTGTGAGTTAATACTGACTGTAAACTTGCACCCGTATAATCTGCAATAGAAAAGTCTGTGTGTTTTAATATAATCTTTTCAATCATCAGGTAAACCTCTTTAATGATTGTTCTAATAACCATTGGCACTTTACATCAAAATTAGTTGGTAGTGAATGACTGAGCAGACGTGAGATGGTTTCATCCCTATCTACTAAGTCCTTGGTTTTGAATTTACCCAAGCGTTGAATTTGTTTCATCTCTTGGTATAATTCTATGTGTTGTTTGAAACGAAAATCCTCAGCGTGTAGGTCTATCAGCATTGCTCTAACCATAGAGCCATCAGCCAACATAGTACCTAGTACGTCAGTTTCGTTACAAAATTGAATTTCATTAAGACGGTTATCCATTGCTTACCCCTATTACTTATAACTTGTGATTTCAGATACACCTCATTGCCAACCTGAACAACGGGTCATCAATAGGCTTAGTCCTGACTATTGATTTCTTAGGTTTCTTAACCTTTATTTCTTTGAGTTTAACAAACCCTTTTTTAACTGGCTTTGTTAGTTTATCAAAATCAAACACCTGTCTGTTTAACCTGCTGTATATGGTTGTTGGTGGTAAATTAGCAAACTCTGCTATTTCATAGCAAGTCAATTCTGTTTTGCCATTTATCATTCCACCAGTTATCCTGTACCTGATTCTCTTTTTGTGTGCTTTAGCCATTTTTAGAACGGGATTGAATCTTCAAAGCCATCATTTGCAACTGGCTGTGATTGTTGTTGTTTAGGCTCACCGATTGATATTGAGATGTATTTAATACCACTTGCTGATACTTTAGTCCAAGCATTTAACCAGTGGTCAACACCTTTAATGTTGATATTACCAGTAAGGTTAGGGTGGTTCTCAGTCTTGCGTTCTTTCACAGGGAATAATGCCCCAGTATTTGTATTATCGTATTCCACTTCTTACTCCTTTCTTATTAAAATTTAGAGTAGGTAACGCCTACAAGTCGTGTCCGTTCTGTAACCTAACGAGGTTGAGGGTAAGCATTATGTTGCTGTAAACAACCCCGAAAAACATTGGTGGACAACACCCTGCTAATTCTTAAACTTGTAGTTAGCAACTAAACATTTCTCATTAAATTGATTAAGTACACCAATACGTTCAGTAACTATATTCCAACCCTTATTGCGTAGTCTGTGAACACAAGCAGATAGTCTGTAAATGCCTAACTCTTTCCACGCCCTTAACGGGTTTATATTGCCATTGTCTTTTAGATAATCTAACAGTCTTTCGTCTTGGGTTGTGTGCATTACATTCCCTCTGCATCATCAACACCAAATAACATCACGTATCGGTCTTGGACTTGAGTAACTTCAGGATTTTGCTTTCCTGCCCATTCAAATATCTTTTTAGCATCTTTGATATTACCCTTTTCAAAGTGTTCATCTAATGTTTTAATAGCACGTTCAATATCTGCCTTAGATGTGTACTTAATATTAGAGTTATCTAATGTATCAGCATCGGGTGTTGCATCACTAATTGCTAGTAATCCATTCATTGCATACTTACGAGCATACGAACTAGCACTACCAGTACATTGACTAGCATCCATTCCTTTGCGTGGTTCTTCCCAAGCATAAGCGGTGGTACATATTGAATCCGAACCATCACCAAGACAAACAGTTGCCTTGACATAGTTTCTATCACCCACACGCTCTATTGTATCGCTCATTGTAATAGAGGTCTGAGTAAGGGATAGTAAAGGCTTTAAAGCGTCTAAAATCCCCTCTAAATTACGGTAGGAATAATTACCAAACTTATTCTTTTTATCTTTCTTTGCTGATAGTGTGCTTTGTAGTTGTATTAACTTATCACATAGTTTTGTGGTCTTATCCATGTTGCTCTCCTAATTGATTAAAAATCTTATCGTAGTTATCTTGTAGTGTTCTTATGTATTCATCTTTACGTTTGATTAACTCCAAGTATTCAATACGGTGTTCATCTACTAACACATACTCTATCTCGTCATCATCAGTTCGTACAGATTCGGGAGAATGTTTGCAAAGATACTCATAGATAAAATCATCATCAATGGTAGTAGCGTGGCTACCGTTTACATAAATTTCAATTACATCGTTATAGACATTCATAATGTATGCCCCTTAACGGAATCAATAAACGATTGAATATTCTGCTTTTCAAATTCAGCGTACTCTTTAGCGTACTGCTCTGTTTCCATATAGTCTTTTGCATAATCCAAGAAGTCGGGTTCTCTTGTTTCGGGAATCAAAACACCTTGAGATTGTAATTCAATAACCACATCACCTATTCTGCTCATAATATCTCCTTTCCACTTTTAATTAAATCAAGTAGAGAATCTTTGTTTAAATACCAAACAATATCTTCGGGGTATTTTTCCATAGCATCTGCAATATCATTGTGTTTCCCTAAGTCTTTGAAAAAGCCATCGTAGTGCCACCCATAATATCTAATCATAGCGTTACTCCCCAAGCATCAAGCAGATACTCGTTATAGACATCAGTGAAGTTATATTCTATGGGCGTGTTATCGAAATCATCAAGGTAGATAAAGCAACCAACTAACTCTCTTAGTTCTGCTTTCTTACTAGCCACAAGTTCAATATCAGACCACTCACACACCACATTGTCAGTGTCGGGTAGTAGGTTTTCAAACTCACGCTCTATACAACCCGTTTGGTCGTACATATCTTGCTTGGCAAGTTCGTAGTTGGATTCCCACCTTGTTTGGTAGGCATCACCTATCTTAAAATCTGTTTCAGTTTCGTTCATTTTTTACTCCTATTTTTTTTGGTTATATAGTTATTATACATTAACTTTTATTAAAAAGATTTTTAATTGCTGAGTCTAATTCGGGTGGCATCATCAACCATGCTAACAATAAAACATAGAACACAAACAGACTGAATATAGCAATAATTATCCATTCCACTCTACACCCCCTCTTTAATAGACATCAAGCGTTCACGACCATCTTCACCACTTGATATGGTAATTAAATCCTCAGCAATAAGAGTTATGACTGCTCGTTTAATCGTTGATAGGCTCGTATTTGCGTTAAACGGGTGTTTTTCTATCTTAGCAATAGTCGTAGCAGGGTGGAACGCAATCATGCTTAGAACAGCGAATGATGAATCGTTTAATACACCACCATTCTTTAAGACAATACGTTCATTTATTTCTTTGACTGATACAAGTTTGTGCCAAGCACGTTTCAATTCAAATTCTTTATTCATTTTCTTACTCCTTTTATTTATAATTTTTCCATTAAAATCAATTAGTTGCATCATTTGATAGCTCACTATTAATAGTAATAATCCGATAAAAATCTCTGCATAATCAATCATCACATACCCCTCTGTTCATATTCCCCTTCAGACATAAATACTATGTCTATCCATTCACCATCTTGCTCAGTCGGGAACGACCATTCCATTGTGTTGTCATCATAAACAATACCCTTAAACATATCCACATCTGACTCACTGATTGGTATGTATATACTTCTCTTTCCTTCAATCATTACCTACCACCTTGCGGTATTACTTCCATATCGGGTTCACTTGTAAAGAAAGCACCACCATCATTCCCCTCGTCATCTCTACTTGCTAGTATCCAAGTGCCATCAGTAAACATAATTACAGGTGTTCTACTCCAACCTAAATCATCAGATTCATCTACATCTGTATATCTGATATGACTAACTACCTTGCCTTTAAATATTTTGGTGGCATCACCACTCCAATCTCTCATACTTTCTCCTCTATTTTTACATCATCATAGCCTTCATCTTTCCATTCACTAGCTATATTCTCTGCATCTGCTTCACAGTCATAAGAGCCTACTTCCATACCACCTACCCATACAATATAGTTCTCTTCTACTTGTCCATATTCATTCATATTAACTCCTTTTATTTCGGTTTTATATATAGCGTTATTGCGATATATGGGGTTCATTATATACCTATTATTAGGTGTGTCAAGAGTATAGAGTTAAATAAGTCTATTAGATAGATAGATAGTCTTGCAAGTCATTGATAAACCTATTAAATATGATTGGTAATTATTTTCGATTAACTCATATAGACGTTAGCCTTATAGATAAGGGCTTGTACAGTATGTATATAGGTATATAACTGTTAAGCCATATAATAGGTATTAAACCTTTTAATGTTTTAACACAGTTTAAGGTGTTTAATTAATTATAAATAGTATATAAATAATTCTTTACTTATTCAAAAGCCATGTTATAATAAAAACAGTTAATCAAGGAATTAACATAACCAAAACAAAAAGGTAATATTATGAATAATCAAAAAGAAAAAAACAAAGTCGAATTTAATATTAATTTCGGTGGGTTTTACGAATCTAATAACAGTTATATGATTGACAATGCCATTGCAAGTTATTTTGATGCTGATGATGTTGATTGTGTCAAAGAGTCAGACATGGACAATGTGGATTATAAAGCAATGCAATATAACTACGGTTCTGAGTGGTTAGATTTATATAATAATGAATTTAATCACCTGACTTTAGAATATAAAGGGATTGACTCACCTGATTATTATAATTTTGAAACCGACCAAATAATCGTATCAATTAACACTAATGATGTTGATAATTTAATTAATGAGTTAAAAAATGATATTGATTTTGTTAAATACGTTGATGATAACTCTAAAAGTTATGATGGGTTTAATTCGTTTTATGTGGGCTTTGATAATGTAACGGATAATAAGGCGGTGTTTATGACTTACTACACCGACTATCTAACTACAACTAATAAAGACTTAGTGTGGGGATTTTGGCAGGATATTTACGTTAATGTAGAATTTAACAAAGAATTACACTTATACAAGGTTTAAAGGGGATATTATGACAAACAAAGAAAATAATTTTTTATCATCTGAAATGATGAATACGGGTGGCGGTTGTTGGATTAGACTTATCTATTTAACAGACAAAAAAGAAAACGGTATGCTAATAGCCATTAGTGATGAATACGTTGCTCAATACGATAACCTTGAATCTGTTTTTGATAGTAAAGGTAAAAACGGGTTTAGTTATATAGATTAAAGCAAACACCGTAAAAATTACAGCCCTTTAAGTAGGGCTTTTTATTGTCTGATGGTTTTATAGTATTGTAATTGGCAAATTTTTTCGCCAATAAGAAATAAAATTTTGTGTGAACACGAAAAAAAACCCACCTTTTACAGTGGGTTATTAGTGAGCTTATTAGTTATTAATTATAAAGTTCTGATATTTGTGAGTTTATTAAATCACTATAAAAATAACCTTGATTCGGACAGTTTTCAGAATCCGATAGTCTGTCATATTCTATATTACAATTAATACTAACAATTTTAGGTAGTAAAGGTTGTAATTTATCATCAAAGCATAAAGTCGCACCTTTATCTTTATCGGATAGATTATCCATATCTAAGGTTAAATTAGGATTCATCTCTGCTACTAATTCGTAATAATCTTTATTATCAAATACTCCATAACCTTGATAATTTTTTTCTATGTATTCATTACCTTTGTCATCAATCATTTTTACAGATAATGCACCTTTACTACTATAAGCATTTGAAACACTCTCTTTAGTGTCTGATGTTTTGAAACTATAAAATCCCATAATAGCCCCTATATTCTGTCGTTAATGTCGTCATTATCATATTGCGATTCACCCATAATATTAATTGATGAATCATTGTCGAACCGCTTTAAGTTTTCTTTATGGTCAGACATTGAAATGACAGTAAATTTTGTTTCCATTGCTAGTCGTAAAATTCTAGCCTTGTCAAAATCTTTTAGTCTTAACTTATTAACAACAGTTTCTAATGTTTCTAAAAATTGTTTTTTGTCGTTTGTGTTTGTCATTTCTTCTGCGACTGTTAAAACTAAATCAGTTGCTTGTGTTAGTTGTGAAGTATTCATAATTTACCGCCTTTGTTATAGTTGTATCAATAGCAAAAATGCTAGTGATGTTATCATTATAACATAGTAAATAGAATTTATATACTGATTTTAATATTATCAAAGGTTAATCAATGACTGGAGTATTAAATAATAGATAAATAGAGTAGTAGATAAAGCATTAAATAAAGGCTAAATAACTACTACCCATCAAATATTAATTCATACCCTTGTCTTAGTATCAAAACGCTATAAAGTACGCTATATAAGAGTATTCAAGCCCTTTAAAAGCCCTTATTCTGTATGCCATCAGATGTAGACAGGGGGGAGGCTCAATGGGTGTTGTGTAAAGATAAATTTACCACCCATAGCACAAGAAACGTAATTTGAAAAGACCTCGCTGACCAAGCGAAAGCTATCTGCAGTAACTTGTTAGTCTTGTAGATATAAATGATAGCTACTAAGTACCTGGCTAACTAGTTAAGGAAGATTTTAGCTGATAGATACTATACTGTCAAATGCTAATATACAATTAAATGAATATATATCTGTTATTATGTAATTTGTTTAACCCATACTTGGATAATTAAATGGCTAACCCTAATTGGAAGAAAGGTGTATCTGCTAATCCTGCTGGCAGACCTAAAGGTTGTGTTAGTAAGTACACAGCTTTGTCTCGTGAGCTTATGAGTGAGCGTGGACCTGCAATCGTTCAGAAAGTAATTGATATGGCTATGGAAGGTGATGTACATTGTTTGAAGATGTGTATTGATAGAATACTACCTGTTCATAAAGCTGTTGACTCTAGTAAATCAAAACAATCATCACAAGTTATTATTAATGTTGGTGCTTCTGACTCTATTAAAGCTCAAATAGCTGAAACACCCGTTGAGAAGTTAATTAATCCTAAGACTAAATCTGAAGATGAGGTAATTATTGATGTTGGACAAACGGTTTGATAAATGTACTATTTGTAAAGACGAGATTGATGAATATGAGGAACACATGGAAGGATTGTTTAATGACAGACCTGTGTTTTTCTGTACTTTATGTATTGAGGCGATGAGTGAACTTGTTGAGGAATACTATGTACATAAATATAAAGAGTATGAGCAAGCAACTGTTCATTAAGTCTACTACTGATAGGGTATCTGCTATCAGCCTTGTTTCTCCGAGAGGTCTTCGGAGTTCAAATTATAAAACAGAAGGTTCACAATGGCTGAATTAAATGTTGATTTACACCCTGCTCAATTAGAGATATTCAACTCTGAGAAGAGATTTAAGATTGTAGCTGCTGGTCGTAGATTCGGTAAGAGTAGATTAGCTGCTTGGTTATTGTTGATTAATGCTATTCAGTCAGATTCTAAGGATGTGTTCTATATCGGTCCTACCTTTCAACAAGCTAAAGACATTATGTGGATTATGCTCAAAGAGTTAGGTGCAGATTTGATTGCTGCTGCTCACGAGAATACCGCTGTATTAACTTTAATAAATGGGCGAAGGATATTCTTGAAAGGTTCTGATAGACCAGATACTCTTCGTGGTGTTGGTTTAGCTTATGTTGTGCTAGATGAGTACGCGTCTATGAAACCTGTGGTGTGGGAACAGATTATTCGACCTACTCTTGCTGATGTTAGAGGTGGTGCGTTGTTTATCGGCACACCTGCTGGTAAGAATCACTTTTATGACCTATATAATGATGCGTTAGGTGATGATGACTGGGATGCTTGGCAATTCAACTCTACTGATAACCCGTTTATCCCCGAAGATGAGATTGCTGCTGCTGCAAAGTCTATGTCTTCTATGTCATTTAGACAAGAGTTCGAGGCATCCTTTGAAACATTCTCTGGTGGTATCTTTAAAGAGTCTTGGTTTAAAACGGAAGAAGAACCTGAAGAGGGAAGCTATGTTATCGCTATTGACCCTGCTGGATTTGAAGCTGTTGAGAAAGAACGTAACTTAAAACGCTCAAGACTTGATGAAACTGCTATTGCTATTGTTAAAATAGATAGAGACAAGTGGTGGGTTAAAGATATTCTACACGGAAGATGGAATATTAAGGAAACAGCCACTAAGATTCTTAAATCTGCTGTTTTATGTGAATCTTCTACTGTTGGAATTGAAACTGGCTCTCTTAAAAACGCAATAATGCCTTATTTGGAAGATGAAATGCGAACTCAAGGTCAATTTGTGTCTATTGTAGAGATGAGACATGGTGGAAAGAAGAAAAACGAGAGAATTGTCTGGGCGTTACAAGGAAGAATGGAACATGGACAGATAACTTACAATGAAGACAGAGATTGGAAGCCATTTATCTCGCAAATGCTTGATTTTCCTAACAAATTAGCACATGATGATATGTTAGATGCTCTTGCTTACATAGACCAAGTTAGTGTTGCTGACTTCGCCCACACTATTGAGCTAGAAGACGATTGGCAACCTTATGATGAGGTAGCAGGATATTAATTTTTAAAATAGTTGTTTTTTCTATTTACTTTATGATATATTACGGCTAAATTCCTATGGAAATCAATCACTTATGTTCGATAGCAAGGAAAACCAGTATCAAGCTCTAGCTTCGTGGCTTAATTACCGCCTTGAAAGTTGGAGAACACATAGAGATGTAAACTATGTACGCCAGTGGGATGAATACTACAGATTATGGCGTGGTATCTGGCTTCAAGAAGATAGAACTAGACAATCTGAGAAGTCAAGAATCATATCTCCAGCTTTACAACAAGCTGTCGAGTCCGCAGTCGCAGAACTAGAAGAAGCTACCTTCGGTCGTGGTAAATGGTTTGACATAAAAGATGATATGTTGGACCAAGACCCATCTGACGCTGAATATGTCCGCAATTTATTACAAGAAGACCTAGAAAAGACTGGTGCTAAGGATGCTATTTGTGAGGTATTCCTAAACTCAGCTATCTATGGCACAGGTATAGGCAAGATTGTAGTTGAGCAAACTATAGAAAGAGTACCAGAGGAAGTTCCAGTTGAAGGAACAATGACTACGACTCGTTCATTAAAAGAGATTCCATCAATCGATGTGAAGATTGAACCTATCTCACCTAAAGAATTTCTAATCGACCCATCTGCTAACTCTATTAATGATGCGTTAGGTGTTGCACATGAAGTAATCAAACCTAGATACCATGTTGTTGATGGTATTAAGTCAGGCATATATAGAGATGTACCCCTTGATGGTGATTACGATACTATTAGATTTGGCTACGACCCTGAAATGAAACAGGCAGATGAGTCAGATTCCGTTAAGATTACAGAATATTGGGGTTTAGTACCTAAGAGGTTCTTAAAACCTAAGAAAGATAAAGACGATTTTGAATATACTAAGAAAGACGAGCTAGTAGAGGCTGTCGTTACGATTGTTAATGATGAATACATCCTAAGAGCAGAAGAAAATGCCTTTATGATGATAGACAGACCATTTATTGCATACCAACACGACATAGTTCCTAATAAATTCTGGGGTAGAGGTGTCTGTGAGAAAGGATACAACCCACAAAAAGCATTAGATGCTGAAATGAGAGCAAGAATTGACTCTCTCGCACTAACAACTACACCTATGATAGCAGCCGATGCAACGAGACTGCCTAGAGGTATAAAGTTTGAGGTTAGACCTGGCAAAACTATACTAACGAATGGTGACCCAAGACAAGCTATCATGCCTCTGACTTTGGGAACTACAGACCAAACCACGTTTACCCAGGTTGCCTCACTTCAAAACATGATACAGATGGGAACTGGCTCTGCTGATGCTGGTTCTGCTGAAAGAGCTACGTCTGCTGGTATGTCTATGGCACAATCTGCTTCAATTAAGAGACAGAAACGTACCTTGATGAACTTCCAAAACACATTCCTTATTCCAATGATTAATAAATCAATGTGGCGTAAGATTCAGTTTGATGTTGAGCGTTACCCTGTATCAGATTATAAGTTTGTTCCATATTCTACTATGGGAATCATGGCTAAAGAGTTAGAAATGACTCAAATGGTACAAATGTTACAAGCTATTCCTAAAGACTCACCTGCATTTAATGTAATTCTATTGTCTATGATTGGCAATTCGTCTATGCACGATAGAGATAAGATTACAGCCTCTCTTTCACAAGGTAATCAACCTAATCCTGAGCAACAACAGATGCAACAGATGGCTATGCAACTACAGATGCAACAAGCCCAAGCAGATATACAGAAAACATTGGCAGAAGCTGAAGAAGAAAAAGCTAAAGCTATCAAGTGGCAAGCTGAAGCAGCTGAGAAGATGCCAGATGACATTAAGATACAAGCAAAAATACTTAAATTACAGAAAGATGCTATTGCATTAGAGAAGACTAAAGCGGATATTATGAATAAGAACTCTGAAACAGCTAGAAATATACCAGAGGTTGACCATTTACGTTCAGAGACAGCTCTTAATATGGCAAATGCTAGGAAGATTGCTCAAGAAACAGCAATATCAAGTATCTATCAGTGAAAACAGACGAACAATTCCTAAAAGATAGAGTAGAATTATTCGCAACAGAAGGTTGGTTAGACCTTATGGCAGAATTAAAGAACATTGAAAGTAGTGTGAAAGATATTGACACTATGGAACGTGAGAAAGACCTTTGGCACGCTAAGGGTCAGTTACAGGTACTAGGTTATTTACTTAGTTTAGAATCTGCAACTACAATAGCAATGGAACAATCGGAAACGACTCCATTATAGAAATAACTTCATAACATCGAAAGATGCGGAGACCAAGAAAATGAGTATAGTAGTAGAAGATGCACCTACAAGTGCGGAACAGGTAACAGAAACTCCTGTGGTAGAACAAGAGGTTCAGCAAGAAGTACAAGCCGAACCAGAATATTCACCACCTGAGAAGTATGCTGGGAAGACACTTGAGGATGTAATTGAGATGCACCTAAATGCTGAGAAGGTATTAGGTAAACAAGGACAAGAAGTAGGGCAACAACGAAGGTTGATTGACCAACTCTTAGAATCTCAATCACAAGCAACAGATACTGCTGAAACAACAGAAGAAGCTGTTAATTTTGAAGATACTTTCTATGATGACCCTGCTA